TGGTATTACACCTAACCAAACTTATGCTAAAGCACTTGATGAGATACTTCCACACCAAGAGCGTATGGATTGGGATGGACTACGTGAGCAACTAAAAGCAACAGGTATTCGTAACTCAACACTAATGGCTCTAATGCCAAGTGAAACAAGTGCGCAGATTGCAAATGCTACAAACGGTATTGAGCCACCACGTTCGCTTATTTCAGTTAAGCAATCAAAGCACGGTGTTCTAAAACAAGTTGTACCAGAGTACAAGCGTCTAAAGAACATGTATGATTTGTTATGGGATCAGCGTAGTCCAGAAGGCTATATTAAGATTATGGCAGTGCTACAAAAGTATATCGATCAAGGTATTTCAGTTAATACTTCATACAATCCAACATTCTATGAAGATGAAAAGATTCCTATGAGTGTTATGCTACAGCATCTACTGATGTTCTATAAGCTAGGTGGCAAGCAACTTTATTACTTCAACACATATGATGGTCAAGGCGAACTAGATACTGACAAGATGACAGCAGATGTGGCAGAGCCAGTTGCAGAAACAAATGGCTATCATATTGAAGAAGATGAAGCTTGCGAGTCATGCACAATATAAATAATACACTTGACATGCCCGCTCGGGCATGTTATATTCAATTATAACTTAATCAAGAGGATACACACATGAGCGTTTTTGACGTAGAAAATCGGGTCGATCATACGAAAGTTACAGCTTTCCTAGACCCAAGCGGAGGGCCTACAATCCAACGTTACGACACACTAAAATACAAGCAATTTGATCAGCTAACAGACAAACAACTAGGATTCTTTTGGCGTCCAGAAGAAGTTGATATCTATCAAGATGCAAAAGACTTCAAAAGTCTTACAGCACACGAACAGCATATCTTTACGTCAAATCTAAAGCGTCAAATCCTGCTTGACTCAGTACAAGGAAGAGCACCAGTAGAAGCATTTGCTCCTGTTGTATCGTTGCCAGAAATTGAAAATTGGATCCAAACATGGACGTTCAGTGAAACAATCCACTCACGTTCATATACACATATTATTCGCAATGTCTATAATAATCCCTCAAAAGTATTTGATGAGCTAATGGACATTGAAGAGATTGTAGATTGTGCAGGCGACATTTCAAAGTACTATGATGAACTAATTGAAATGTCAGCCTATTACAATCTACTAGGCGAAGGAACACACACAGTAAATGGTAAAAAAGTTACAGTTGATCTTTATGAACTAAAGAAGCGACTATGGCTAACTCTTATGAGTGTTAATATTTTAGAAGGTGTGCGTTTCTATGTAAGTTTTGCTTGCTCATGGGCATTTGCAGAACTTAAGAAGATGGAAGGTAATGCGAAGATTATCAAACTAATTGCTCGCGACGAAAACCTACATCTTGCATCAACACAGATGTTGCTAAAACTTCTAAAGAAAGACGATCCCGACTTTGTTAAGATTGCCGAAGAAACAGAAGCAGAATGCATTCAGATGTTTGTTGATGCAGTTGATCAAGAAAAGGCTTGGGCAGAGTATTTGTTCAAGGATGGATCTATGATCGGACTAAACACACAACTTCTAAGCGAGTATATTGAATTCATTTGCACACGTCGAATGACTAATGTAAATCTAAAGTCACCGTATAGTGTAAAGAACAATCCGCTTCCTTGGACACAGAAATGGATCTCAGGAGCAGAAGTACAGGTAGCACCTCAGGAAACTGAAATCACTAGTTATGTGCAAGGAGGCACAAAACAGGATGTAGGTGCTGATACATTTAAAGGATTTAGCTTATGATTTATATATGGGGAAAGCCAGCATGTCCATCATGCACAAAAGCAAAAGCACTATGCGAACAACGTGGATATGACTTTGAATACAGAGAACTTGGAAAAGACTTTGACAGAGAAGAAGTTCTAACAGAGTTTCCAGAAGCACGAACATTCCCACAAATTGTTGTAAGTGGTCTCAAGGTAGGCGGATATGAACAGTTTGTGAAATATGTAGAAGAAACAAATTACACAGGAACAGGTCACACTTTATGATTATTGAAACACCTTATAAGCAAAACGATACAGTAACAATGAAAACTATGGCAGGTGAAGAAGTCGTAGGACGTTTTGTAGAAGAAGATTCAAATACTATTACACTTCAAAAGCCTATGACTCTTATGGCATCGCAAGGAGGAGTAGGACTTGCTCCATGGTGTATTACAACACATCCTGACAGCAAACTCAAAATAAATAAGAGTATGCTACTGTTTGTTCATAAAACAGACAACGAAATGGCCAAACAATATGTGGCAGGATCAACAGGAATACAAATGGCTTAATGGCACACGAGTTCGTAATTATAAGGAATGGCAATATAGAAACTTATACTGACTATGATGCCATTCCTTTAGACTTCGAACATGTCATAAAGTTTTTACCAGAAATACCTGAGCCTCCACATACTGAAGAGCAGCATGACGAAATAGATCAATGGCCTGCTCGATTAGAAAAGTTAATGGAGATAGAACGTGCCCGCAGCAACTAGAATAGGCGATGCAGATGTACCTCACTGCTCAGGAATGGTAAGAGCTCAAGGCTCACCTAATGTATTTGTAAATAATATTCCATGGAGTCGGCAAGGCGATAACAATACAGGACATTTACTTCCTGGTGATCCTTGCCCTAGTCATGCAGCACCTATTACAACAGGATCAACAACTGTGTTTTGTAATAATAAAGGTGCAGGCAGAGTTGGCGATGCTGTGACAGCCTGTACCAGTGTAGCAGCAGGATCACCTAACGTTTTTGCAGGCGGATAATACTTGACAAACTCTAGTGTCTATGTTATTATAATAACACAATAGGCAACTAGAGAGGCTTTCATGAAAGACAAAGTAATTTTAACAGACTGCGATGGTGTATTACTAGATTGGGAATATGCTTTCGGACAGTGGATGAAACGACACGACTATGAGATAGTTGAACCAGGACACTATAGAATGGATCTAAAGTATGGTCTATCTAAAGAAGAAGGTACAAAACTATGTCGTATGTTTAACGAAAGTGCGTGGATTCGAAAACTTCCGCCATTGCGTGATTCTATCAAATATGTAAAAAAACTACACGAAGAACACGGATATATCTTTCATGCCATTACAAGCCTAAGCACAGATCAATATGCATGTCATTTACGCACAAAGAACTTGCGTGAGTTGTTTGGTGATACTGTATTTGAGCGTTATGTATATTTAGATACAGGTGCAGACAAAGACGATGCACTAGAACCATATCGTGATACAGGTTGTTATTGGGTGGAAGACAAGCCAGAAAATGCAGACACAGGGTCTAGAGTAGGTTTAAATAGTATATTAATTAAACACACACATAATGCAGATTATAAAGGCTCTGCTACTCCAGTTCAAAACTGGAAGCAAATATATGAAATGATTACAGGAGAAACAAATGAATAATACATTACACGAAGAGATTGTACAAGCATTTAACAACTACATGAAAGAAGCTGAAACCTTTGATGAAAAGGGTGTTAAAGCAGCAGCAACTCGTGCTCGTAAAGCACTAGGTGATCTAGGCAAACTAACCAAAGACCGTCGCAAAGAAATTCAAGATAAAAAGAACGAGATGTAAAAATGCTCGAGGGAAAAGATTATTTAGTGATAGACAATCTTGTGCCTAAAGGATTCCTTGAAGCATTACACATGGATTTTATCGGAAGAGATCATTGGGCTTTTGCACCAGGAACGCTAGACGATTTTATAGTAGAAAAGTACAAAAAAACATTTAATGATTGTCCTATGCTAACGCTATTACTTTTTGGTCATGAAGTAGGCATCAATAATCCTTTGTTTGCAGAAACAAGAACTATGTTTAGTTTTTTAGAAGATAAGACTGGTTACAGTTTTGATTCATTAAACCGAATCAAAGCAAACTTGACTTGGCCTCAACCTGAACATTTAGCAGGAGTTAATCCTCCGCATATTGATGTAGGAGAAGATCAGTGTATTAGTATGGTATTTTATGTTAATGATGCGGACGGAGAAACAGTTCTTTATGATAAAAGAGTTCATGAAGGCGAAGAAAATTTACAAGAAATAGCTCGTGTAGAACCTAAAGCTGGACGAGCATTATTATTTCATTCAAATAGATTTCACTCAAGTCAGCCACCTATAAATGCACCTTATAGAATTATTATCAATTCAGTTTTTATACCTAAGAGGATTTAATGGATCAAGAAAATATTGATTACTTGAACAATGTTGCAGAACGCATGACAGCGTATGATAAAGTAAGGGGAGATGTAGTAGGCTATATCTTAAAACACCAAATTAAAGATATAACGCTTTGCACAGACTTATTCATTGTTGCTTTTTTATATGAAGCTTATCACAGAGGCGAAACAATTACTGAAGAAGAGCTTGCAGTTCTATTAGGAGATGCAGACGATCAAGACGAAGCCTATAGTACAGAAGAGATAGCATTATCAGATGATAAGACTGAACTGTCGTTTGGAGAACTATTAGACTATACTGTCGAAAACTACCAATGTTAGCGTTATAATTCTGTTACATTGTAAATACTATATGCTAAGGAATGATTTAAAAGAAGAATACAGAATATTCTATATGGTTAAAGGCCACCTTGACGCAACCCCAGAAACAGTGATAGGCAGTTACGATAGCTATTTCAAACGTCTATGGATCGATGGAAGTAATG